CATCATCAGCACCACTCATATCACCGGCAAACATCTTCCCGAGGCCGTCTGTAATTTGTGTGGCCGCCGGAAGAAACTCTGACATCATGCGGTTCTTTAGCCCTGTCATTGTCATCTGCATCGTGGTGACCGAGTCCTGGAAGGCTGCTGAAGCCTTGACCGCCGCTTCAGGCATTATCATTCCGTATTTCTCAGCTATCGCCATCTGCTCTTCGATAGCTTCCGAGCCTTCATTGAAGAGTGGACCAAGTTCAGTTGCACCACGCCCGAGCAGTTTCGAAGCGAGCGCGGTTCGTTCGGTCTGGTTCTCCATCGAAGATAGTTGCTTAACTGTCTCGGAGAACAGTTCCCCAGGAGACATCTTCTGCAGCTCTTCCTGGCTGATCCCAAGCTCCTGAAATGCTGCCGAATTACTTTGTGCCTGAGTGGACAACGTCTTCATTGCTGGCTGCATTTTCTGAATGTCCGTACCGGCTCTCTGTAGAACGTAGTCCCATTTCTGATATTCGTCCGTGGTGAAGCCTATTTTTTGAGACATCTTATCGACATTGTCGCCATAAGCAGCCGTCTCCTGGATGCCCTTCTTGAGTGCAGCAGTACCAACTCCGACACCTGTCGCAATTGCAGCGCCCGCTATCATCGCACCCTTTGCGACCTTGCTCGAGAAAAGTTTGCTAAAAACTCCCCCGGCCTTTCCACCTGCCGCAGTCGCCTCTCCACTCATGACATTCTGAATAGACCCCGAAATGCCTTGAGCCGATGGCACTATTTGTACATATGCAGTTCCTAAATTAGTTCCTGGCATATTTATTCTCCTTTTATCCTGGCAAGGGCCGCCTCGAACTCTTCAGCCGTTGCAAAACCCTTCACAGTGTCTTCACGGTTATTACCTTCGCCCATAATCGTTTCATATATCGACATAGGCCTTTTGAATCCTTTGCCCGCATCTGAAGAAAATCCATATCTGAATGCTTCGATGCGGTCTGCTATTATAGCGAGTAATATCGTATTCAATGGCACCGGAGTCTTTGCCGCCGCCATCTTTATTCTTGAATCATCCCTCAAACCAGCAGACAAGGTCGCCACGAGCCGAAGCGGTAGCGACCTATAATCATAAATGCGATAAGTCTCGGCAAGGTCGCAGATCAATGCGTCCTCGTCGAGATCAATCATGCTGGCGAGGGTTACGAGTTTTTTAATTCTGAAGCGGCCTCGATGATTTCCGCAAGAGCATCATTCATTGCGCTGACTGTAACCTTACCGTCCACCTCGAGATGCTTCTCCAAGCGCTCAAGTCCATCCTCTCCACCGAGAAGAGTCTGCATTACATCCACCGCCAGTGCCCCATCGCCCTTGTCTATACCGCGGATCAGCTTCAAGAGCCTCCAATCGTCAAGACAATTTTCATCGATGGTCACCTCAAAATCGTCTTTCAGTTTAACCTTCATTGATACACCTCCTTCAGTCCGCTATTATGCGGTCTGCTTAATGTACTCGTAGTGAGTATTGCCGGATGCATCCGGAAGAGCTGTGATGGTTATTTCATAGCCCACAGCATCGGAATCGGTGTACTCGATGTCACCGATCTCGGAGATCTTTCCGTGAGGAATGACCACTCTCTTTACTGTGTTGCTGTTCATAACCATATCGATGGCCCATACGCCTTCCTCAGCCTCTTTCGAGTTAGCTGTGACGGTGATGCCGTTCGTTCCGGTCAGAGTGCCTATTACGTTGCTCGAACCATAAACAGCCTTAAGCACTTCTACGTTCAGGACCTCAATCAGAGTGAACTGGAATGTATCTTCCTTCTCTGACTGGATGTTCAGAACTGTGTCACCACCCCAAGCCTTGATGTCCTCTGTGTCAGGACTGTTCGAGTTAGTAAGACCGTCCTCGCTTACGTATCCGAGTGCTTTGAAGTCGGCTCCGAGTGCGGTTGTTGCATCTGTTGGAAGAGTCGTGCCTGCTGCCGCTCTCCAGATAGCACCACCGATCGCCGGCTTGCCAGCACTTACGTTTCCTACTGTCTGTGCCATTTAGTGCCTCCTAATAATGAGTAATGTTAAACACGGCCTGATAGCGATACTGCTTTGAGGCCGTGTTCGTAAAGTTGTAGTCCGAATTAAGTTTTGCGCTGCTGACTTCCGGGAGCGTGACTGCGTTCTCAACGGCAGCCTTTACTTCCTCATTGAGTGAGGCCGCATCATATAGCGTTTCCGCATATGACTGGAAGGCCATCGTTGCCGAGCATATCTGATTGCTCTTCGAAGAACCTGTTTTCTGTATGATCACATACTTAGCAGGTGGATTCACAGGACGCTCCATATACACTGAGACAGTGAGCGCTTCATTCAAATAGTCAATTAATACTTTCTCAATCATCATCCCATCGCCTTTAATAGTGTATTGTTCTCATAATTGTCCTGAGCCGCTTCTTCAGTGACCACAGACACGTTCGCTCTCGTCTTGCCCACGTAGACATCGTAGCCATCTCCAGCTGTTGCGGCTATCTCGTTAGCGTATGACGCGAGTACGGACTGCATCTCACTACTTTTGAGCAATTCTCCGACCCCTTTGTAATTCAGCTTAAATTTCATCTTGTCACTCATAACGTTCGACCTGCACTTTCTTATTCCAGCGGAGTGGAATCATGTCTTCGATGCCTTCGGTCGGGATCGCAATGATTCTCCAATCCTGGTCAAAGAAACGTACCCTTCCGCCTTCTTTCCATTCGTGCGTGTCGCCTTTAGGAATGCCAAGCTGATAAACTGCTTTTCGTCCCGTCAGATTGAATGTTTCAAGAAGCTCCGTGCTCGACATCGGTGCGACCAACACATCATCAACATCCACCGCTGTTTCCGTGAATATCTCTTTGTTGAACGCATCGGTGCCACTTTGAACACGTGTATACAGTTTGATTGTTATTCCGTTGATGCCGGCCATAAATCAATCACCCCGATTCTCTGCTTCCTTAATCCAAGTCTTGCCAGTTCCGATTTTTTGATGAACAGTCCTCCGCCCGGGATGAGATAACTCCCCGAAACAGAGTAACCCAGAGCCGACTGAGACATCTGTGTCATCGGCTCTGAGTTTGTTGATGTCATTAACGTTCTCGCTACGACATCCACTGTGACTGACTTCGCAACTGTAACGAGATACGGATTGTCATCGAGCATCGCGTCAAGGTCTTTGCCCACTTTCAAGGCTTCCATCCTAAGCGAATCCGAAACAATCGGGAGCAGTGCATCCGCGCGTGTGGTCTCATCTGATGTCAGAGAACGCCACAGCGTATTGATGTCTTCTATGGTTGCGAAGTTGCTCATTGCCTACCCCCTTATGATTAAGCGTTGTGATAGATGACGGAGGTCTGCTGAGTGATCTTGTAGCCGAAGGCCTTTCTGCCCTGAACTGCGCTGCATCCAATGTGAGCGCCATCAGCGAGATCATAAACGCCTACTGGAACGTTCCAAGCGTCTACGAAGTGGCAGAAGTCGCTGTTGCCGATAACGTAATCAACAGTCTTCTGTGAAGAACCGGAACCTGTTGTCAGTCCGTTGAGGTTGATTGCTTCATATACAGGGATTCCTGCAAGTCTGCCCATGTAGCCAGCACCGAGCTCGCCTACGTTTGCAGCAGCAGCAACGAACTCAGGGCTCTGGATCAGCTTCGCATAGGAATCGGAAGTAACAGCGATCCACAGCTTAGCCGGATCTACTTTCGCCTTCTTGACTGTAGCGATGTCTGTGACCATCTTCTCGTAGATGTTGCTCTTTGTGAGTGCAGTTGTGTCGCTCGAAGCTGTGCCGTGAGCGATGAGGTCTGCAGCGAGTGCAGCATCAACTACGTTAGCCAGTGCATAGCCGGCGGAGTCGAGTCTCTCAGCAACCATTCCATCAGGAACTGCAGCGGCCATGAAGCCGTCGATGAGTTCGTTGACAGCGTAGTCGTTATCGAGTACGAGTGTCTGATAAGTTGTAGCAGGGTTGCTGATAGCAAGACCTGTTGCTGTTACGTAAGCACCTGCAGTAGCTTCGGTCCTTACTGGGATCTTGACAGCACCGGCAACAGCCGCGCCATCGTGTCTCTGATTGAAGAGCGCAGCGAATACAGAGTTAGCTCTGAGCTTCGCGTCTACGATCTTCGAATAGCTTTCCATTTTGTTAGTATCCTGTGACATTGTTTTTCTCCTTGTTAAATTTTGATGTTAGGGTTCATCTTCTTGAATGCCGCCGTAACTCCATCTTCTTCCGGTGGTCTTTCCGAGTTGAACTCAGGCGGCATCTTCTGCGTCCCCACAAGAGACTTTAATGATTCGCCACTCTCTCGAATGGAATCCTCATCTTCGCCCTTTAGGAACTGTATTGCGTCGTAGGAAAGTCCAAGATCCTTCGCGACTCTCAGTTTTACCGAGTTGATCTCGTATTCCGCGATGGTTCCGTCCTTCTCTGTCAGCTGAGTTTTTAGTGCAGCCTGTTCATCGGTGAGTGTCTTGATCTGTTCGTTCAACCCTTCGACCTGTGAGGCAAATTCCTCTTTCTGCTTTGCAAGGTCATCAGGTGATATCCACCCTTCGTATTCCTTGCGACCTGAATCCTTGCCCTCAAGCCTCGCCTGTCCGACCAGCTTGTTGACCTCTTCCTGTGTAAACATTTTTTCTTCTGCCATTTTTTACCTCCCCACTCTTTCCGTTGTGGTCACGTAGTTTGATGTATTAAAAATGCGGACCGTATTGCCCGCATTCCTAATAACTTATTCGTTGCTTTTTCTTTTCCTTACTCTCGGAGCATTGCCAGACTGCGAGTATCACAGATTCGAGAAGACCTATCTCCATTTGATCAAATTGCGCTTTGTATCCGAATCCCCCGCCCGAGCCGATTGCCCGCTTCTCGCAATTCGTTGCGACTTGCTTCAGAGACGGTTGGTCATTGTGACATATCTCTTCCGCATATAGCATCTGCTCAAACTTCGCATTGGCCACTACCACCTCTTTCACGGTAGGCAGTATCACGCCTTTGATCTTATGCTCATCCAATTCAGCCTTGAGAATGTCCTGGGCGCCACGGCCATCGATAACGATGGTTTCAGGCCTCATTTTCAAGAGTTTACTGACCATCCAGTAATTGCCATTTCGTATCGGTTGACAGTCAATCGCCTCGAAAAAGACCTTGCCTTCGCTCGTTTTGGTTGCCACGGACATTGCCACGTTTGAAGCAGTGAACTTAATACCAACAAACAGCCGCTCCGAGACCTTCGGGATCTCCTTGATCTTAATGGCCTCCCATTCGGTCGCTGTTATATCTGACTTCAGATTATGCTTTGACCAATAGCCAAGCCTTTGGATGTTGAAGTCAAGTTCATCGCTCTTATCCTCTGCGCGGATCTTCCGCTCGTTCAGCTGGAAGCCCATCGCAGGGTTGCATTCGTACCACAAATCGACATTGTTGCAGTCCGCTAAATACTCGGTCGACCACTCTGCCCATCCAGTGTCTTCCGTCTGCCCTGCGAGACATTGCTCACGAAGTTTCTGGAAGATAGTTCCGGATGAAACGAGTGTTGGTGGAGTCCCGCACAATATCGTTTGTGGATTCATGCTGTCCGTTACGACATATTGCAAGGAACTCTGTTGATCATCCGTGTACTCTTGAGCCTCGTCCACTATCAATGTGTCGAAACCTTCACCGAGCCCACCTTTAGATGTCCTCGTTCGGAAGTCCACTGAGCCCCCAGTGTCCAGGAGACGGATGCGCTCCAATCCGAATTGCTTCGAATAGGTGTACGCTTTGTCGTAAGTTTCATCGCGACTAATGCGTTGGATCTCCTGATATCCCATGTCTTTAAGTAGCGTCGCAAGCCTCAACGATGCAGAGGATGATGTGGTCGTCCGGTGCGCCGTGTGGAGCGTCCTTCTCCCGGCGAAAAGGTCATCAAGCTCAATAATCGTGATTATCTCGCCCTTACCATTTCGTCTTGGTACCTCATATCCGAATTTTGAATGAATAAATAAGCCTTCATTGTCTGTTGCTCTTATGTCATAGACCAACGCCTCCTGCCACTCTTGTGGAGTTCGCCCTGTTTGCTTATATAAGTCAATTGCGCGTTCTCCAAGAGTTGCTTCATAAGGAATAACAACGGAACTGGTGGGAGTCTGGCGACCAATTCTCGGCTCTGCCATACTTCCCTCCTATATACGCAAAACGACGAGCCGTATTGCCCGCCGTATTCGCCTGTTACTTGCTTCTCTTCCGCTTATCGTAAGCCTTTTCCCACTCGGCCCGCTTTATGCGCTTTGCAAGTGTCTCTTCCTTTGCCCCAAGTTCGCCATTCCGAGCGACCTCGTATTTCGAAAGAGCTGTTATCCGGCCTTCGGCGAAGCGATTCGGAAAATACTCAACCGTACATCTGCACCCTTCGTGCCGCCAGTATGTCTCCGGTGGTTCATCTCCATATTCCCATTCGCCAGCGTAGTCTTCGCAGTTGTCCGTGTGCCTTGTATCGTGGCTTCCGTACATCCCCGACCACGTCCGCCTGATTATCGGATATAGTCCCGCATCTTTCTGAAAATCAGCGTTATATCTGACGATATCATCTACCATTTCGAGCATTAAAGTCGGAACCACTTGCTCACACACGGCCGCAGTGCTCCCCTCTTCAGCTGCAGCTACAGTTGCGACCGCTTTGCTGATCTTTGAGTTCGGAGTCGTAGTGGTCTTCGCAGCCAAATGGACACCCGCTGCCCGGTTTAGATTGGCTTGCGCTACTGATGAGGACATAGCCACAAGTTGATGCCCTGCTGCGAGATAGTTTGTCAATGATTCCTCGCTGAATGAGATACCCATCTCTTCCGCTATGCGTCGCCCCAGGAATATCGCCATTGAATTGACATCTTTATAAGTTCCATTCCCTTTATCGAGACGAGATATCGCCTTGACCATTTTCGGGTCACTCTGCAATGCCTTTGTCAGACGCTCAAGTTCGTTAGTGGTCATAAGCGCCTCCTAATTAGATGCCCGTTAAGTCTCTCAGCTTGTCCTCATCGAAGTAATCTGGGAATGACTGCTGCAATTTCATCGAAGCATCTCCGATTCCACTCAGTGCCGCCGCATCAGGTTCGAATATAGGCTCCCATTTAGGTGTAGTACGATAGATCTGACTGCGTCTATACTCAGTATCATCCCTCAAACACGCAGCAAGATAGCCCGCATTGAGAAATCCACTGCCAAATGACCTCTGTGCAGCTCTCGCCCTTAGCCTCAGATTCTCGTGTGCCGCCTTGATAGCGTCTGAACTTGCAGGATTACCCGATGCAAATCCGAGGTCTTCAAGAGTGAGACCAGTTTCGCCCGCAAACAATGACGCGAACATCTTCAATTGGTCAAGATGCGGTGTCATGGCCTGTTGCTGGAACTGCCCAATCGTAGGCGTATCTCCATCGTCATCCTTCGTGATCTCAAGCATCATGCTCATTGCGGATGACCATGCATCTATCGGTTCACTATCTGACGATGTACCAAGCACATATTTCTGCGGTACAGAATAAAACTCTGCAGAAATCTCCGAACGCTTAACAGTACGCATTGCGGAATCCACGATGCTCATGCAAGCCCTGGAGATATGCGAATGACCGAACGGCCTGATCGCGTCTGGCCTGTTGATGATTGGAACCAGTAACGGATAAGGTGCAGAATTTGTCTTACGTTCAACAGATCCATCCGGATAATGATATTCCGTTACACCCGCAACAAAATAAGCCTCGACCAATGCGTGCCCCAGTTCGTCTCTGTCAAGGACCGCATAACCCTCTTTCAGCATCCCCGTCATTGTATCGATAATGCCTGTCGCGTTAGATCCATCTATTACCTGCATCCTCGGAGCATCGTCGCCCTCTTCGCCCTGCATGATATAGATAAAATCACATGAGCTGATTAATGCACCAAGCATTGCACTCGAAAACAGCACATCCGGATTGTTCAGCTGATATATTTCAGTCATTTTGAAATCATCATCAGCGAATCCACGGAAGACGAGTCGGTCTGACATCGAGTCCACCGCTTTCGCACACCATCCGAGGCAGTTCATCCAACTCCTCAGCTTTGGCGGCGTGCTAATCTGAAAGTCCACTGCCAGGTGCTTCATCTCGTAATAACTGTATCTCGTCCTTACTCGGGACCGTTTTGCTTCAAGCTTGGCCCTCAAATAGTCGATGCCATATATCATTTTTTTCTCCTGTATGTTAACAATAACTTATTATCTGCGAAATATATGCCCAGTAGACGGCGTGAAGGGCCGGACGGGGGGTATAACGGGGGTCATGCCCCCATATTTATAAAATTTTTTCTTTTTTAGTTGACCTTACCGATAGCCCTTAAAGGTTTTTCAGACCATTCGAAAGTTTGAGGCAGTACCCGGGGGGATAACGTCGCCTCCCTGCTTTCAACGGTTCGTTCCACCAACTTGTCTGACTTCTGCCTGTTGCAGCAACGATGAGCAAGCTGTAAATTCTCGATGTCTGAAGGATGCCCACCCTTACTGACCGGCACTATGTGGTCAATGGTCGGGCTTAGCGGGTGAGGGTACTTCAGGGAGAAATCCACTGGACGGCCACATATGCCGCAGGTGGTTTGTGTTGCATACACCCTCTTTTTATTTTTCTCATATTGGGACCTATGTCCCTTCTCTTTGTCTGGTCTATATCCCATATCTTTAACCAACACAAAAGGACGAGCTGCAACTCGTCCTGATGCCAGAAAGGTTTCTTTATGAATCCGTCCGCGTTCGGAATCGCACCGAACATCCTTATCTATTGCGGACATGATGCAGAGGCTATCCACCTCTGCGTTGAGGTGTGCATTAACAGAATGTGATTACACACTCTGTCAATACTATATTACACTATTAGTATTGTTTATTCTTGTAGGTATTTGTCTATCTTCTCAAGACCTGCGTTGTATGCCAGGCGGACTGTAGGCCACGAAGAATAAAGTTTATTACATATAGTTTCCCATGTCTGTTGTGAGCCATCAGGATCAAGCCGAACGTGACGCTCAAACAAGACGTCCGCTTCGAATCCACCTACTTGCTCTATAGCGTCATAGATCTCCTGGCGAA